GCTAACATCTGTCAAGCACGTACTCTACACGGTGCAGAGCTACCCGATGGGTGGCAGGTTATCTCCACTGGCAACAGGCAGTCTGACCGAGCCGGTGCTAACCGAGTGTTATCTCACTTGCGTAACCGTGAGACGGTGCTTGAGCTTGAGACACACCTTGATGACTGGACAGGGTGGGCACTGAAGAACGGTGTTAAGCCTGAGGTGGTGAGCTTTATTCGCTTTCGTCCCAACTTGTTGCACGACTTCGATGCACAGCGTGACCAGAACGCTACCCCTAGATCGTGGGTGGAGGGTGTCAGTGATGTACTGGGTACTGTCCCATCTGAAGCAGAGTTTGAGTGCTTCAAGGGTGCAGTAGGCGAAGGTGCAGCAGCAGAGTTCGTGGGCTTTGTACGGATCTTTCGTAAGCTCCCTAACCCTGATGCAATCCTGCTCAACCCTACTACCTCTGATGTACCGAGTGATCCTGCCACACTCTACGCCCTGTCCGGTGCGTTAGCTCAACGGGCTACTCAGGCGAACTTTGAACGAGTCTGTCAGTACGTTGAGCGTATGCCGGCTGAGTTCTCCGTGTTGACAGTGAGCTATGCAGCACGGCGTGACCCTGACTTGGCTAACACCCAAGCGTTTACACAGTGGTCGCTGAAACATCAGGATGTGTTGTTCTAATATGGAAGATGCTAAGTGGACTAGTGACCACTTGGAGTGGATTGACTACCTGCGATATCGTGGGTTGATATCTCTCTCCCATAGACAGGAGCTTGCTCATATGCTCAGGAGTATGAACCCCTCAGTTTTGGGGCAAGCTATTAGCTTTATCAGACGAATGAAAGAAGAACACCCAGACCTATGGGTTGCACACCGCGTTTTACAGCGCATTACTAATGGAGTGAAACTATGAACTTGAATGACCGAGCCCTACTGGTGCAGTTATCCATCTCTCAGTGGACTGCACGTAAGTATGACAAGAAAGCCACACGACTAGTGACTGATTCCAACAATTCAGCTACCAGTGCAGGGCGCTTTAACAAGGCGTTGCTACCGATGAACCACGAACTGGATAACGTCCACAAGAAAGCGACACTGATCCGTCAGAAGTACTACGAGAATACCCTGCCTTGGGGTATGGATGGCACGATGATGCTACCCACTACCAACTACCTGAACTTTATGTCGGAGTTCCGGCGTGAGAAAGGTGAGTGGGAGTCCCTTGTGCAGGTATTCGTGGATGGCTACGATCAGATCAAGTCAAACGCTGAACGACTTCTTGGTAATCTGTACGACCCTGCTGACTACCCTGCCAAGTGGGAGGTTAAGGATAAGTTCCGTATGGACATGGTGGTGTATCCCGTACCTTCCTCAGACTTTCGGGTGAGCATTGCCTCTGAGGAGCTGACACGTATCCAACAAGATGTTGAGCGGCGTGTGAAGGACGCAGAGCAGCAAGCGCTCAAGGAGGTGTGGACTAGGTTGTTTGAACGGGTCAAGCACATGGCAGAGAAACTCGCTGATCCCAAGGCGATATTCAGGGACAGCATGGTGGACAATGCCCGTGAGATATGTGCCCTGTTACCACGACTGAACTTTAACGATGACCCGCAGTTAGAAGCCATGCGACAGGAGGTTGAGAGCAAACTAATCAAGCATCCTGAAGCACTACGTAACGACCCTGACCTACGCCGTGACACAGCGGCTGAGGCCAAGGCGATCATGGACAAGATGTCCGTATTCATGGGAGGTGTGTAATGAATGTAATGCCTGTAGAAAATAAGACCCTGAGTCCTGCCGATGAGGCAAAACTTAAAACACGCTTGGCGAAAGCCAAGACTTCGCTTATCTTGGAGCATCCATTTATCGGGACGATTGCACTGAGTATGCCGTTCGTGTTGGACTACGATGTACGCACTGCTGCTACCAACGGCAAGCGAGTGAAGTTTAACCCTGACTTCATCACTGACCTGACTGATGATGAGTTGAAGTTCCTCGTAGCACATGAGTGTCTACACCCTATGCTTGAGCACAACTACCGCAGAAGTGGACGACAGCCCAAGCGTTGGAACATGGCAGCTGACTACGTAATCAACAAGTTGTTGACCGATGACAACATCGGACGTATGCCCAAGGTTGGACTACTCGATGCCAACATCTACAGTGCAGGCGGTGGGACAAGCGAGGGAATCTACAACATCTTGCCAGAGCAGAACGAGGATGATGATGGCGATATGCTTGACGATTGCGAAGATGGTACGGGTGATCCTGCTGACCAAGCACAACAGCAAGCTGAGTGGAAAGTGAAGATGGCTCAGGCTGCACAAGCTGCCAAGATGATGGGCAAGTTGAGTGCGAATATGCAACGGCTTGTCGATGAGACGCTTACCCCCAAGGTTGACTGGCGTGATGTACTGCATCGCTTCCTCGTCAAGTGGCGCAACGATAGCCGTAGCTTCTCTCGGTTCAATCGCCGCTTCATTGCACAAGGGATGTTCCTGCCCAGTGTCAGTGGTGTAGCGATGGGTGAGTTGTGCTTTGCAGTGGACTGCTCTGGTTCGATTGACCAAGACACGATCAATCAGTTTGCTGCTGAGATCACCAAGGTCAAGGAGGATCTGATGCCGGCACGTATCCACGTGTTGTACTTTGATAGTGAAGTCAGCCACGTAGAGACGTACGAACCTGACGATATGCTTGACATCAAGCCACACGGTGGAGGTGGTACGGACTTTGCACCAGTGTTTGCTAAGATCGTGGAGCTTGGCATTGACCCTGTTGCGATTGTGTTCCTCACTGACCTGTGCTGTAGCTCGTTCGGTATTCAGCCTGATGCACCAGTGCTGTGGGTGACGACTGAGACTGGCACTGCACCCTTCGGTGAGGTAGTGGAGATGAATCCATGAGTGAATCCATGAGTGAAGACCAAGCGTATCACGAGAAAGTAATGCAGCTTGCAGTCAAAGTAAACACCTTTCTCACTGAGCAGGATGAGTCGTACGATGTGCAAATCAATGCGTTACTAACGGTACTTGCATTAGCAGGGTCGGTGTCTGACCTTGAGCAAGAGGACTTCTGCGCCATCATTGCGGTGCAGCTAAAGGGTCTGATGTCACGTACTGGTGACAGACCTGAGTACATAAACTAACTAGGAGCTATATATGTCGACAGTAAAATTCTCGAAGGGCTTGATAGATAGCATCAAGGCATCTGCAAAAAACAAAATGCAACCTGCTGTAGAACGAGCAAGGGAGCAGCGCCCTGCCCATTCATGGGGTCAGATCATATACGACAGGATCTTTGGTGAGCAGATCCCAATACTACATCAGCTCCCTAGCGGATGGACACAGACCGTAGACGGCATCCTTATTGACACCGTTGGCGATCAGCGCTGTGACCTGACGTTTGAGCTATCTAAAGATGTGCACTGGCCTTATAAATTCCCTGATTCCGCAATAGCAAAGAACGGCGGCTCGTATCGCGGTGGTCTGAGGCTTGTTAATGCCCCCATCTGGGAGGACTTGCAACTTGAAGTTAAGGCATACAACGAGCGAGTTGCTTACGCTGTGGCAAGACAGACTGAGTTCGTGGGGTCAGTGACTAAACTACTCGAAGCGTACAGCACGTTGGCTCCTGCACTCAAGGCATGGCCTCCACTGTGGGATTTGGTAAGTGAAGATGTTAAGAACCAACACCGGCTAATCAATACTCGTGTTAAGAAAGAGATCGAGATCACAGTTGATTTGGATAAGATGACTGCACTGAGTGCTGCTGCCAAGTTCGGGATCTAGTATGGGTACGGTTGATGCTGACCGTAAACGAGAATGGTTACGTGCCCTGCGCCGGTTTAAATACGGTATCAAGGTACGTGCCAAGCTCGGAGTAATTGATGCGTACTGTGAACAAGTCGCTCTCGAACGTAGAGGTGTATCGAAGTGGGACGCACCACACTGGGCGCATGACGAGTGGGTAACGCTTCTGTATACTTGTATTAAAAATAATGAGTACCCATCAGAACTGTTACTTGGGTTCACCAAGACTGCGGAGGTAACATTCTATACACCACGTAAGCAACCAACACCACTAAAGGTATTGGATGCAGTCGATGAGGTGTGTCGTACTCAGAGTAAGAAGTTACGTCAGAAGTTCGGAGTGTTGAAATAAATTTTAAGGGGTGAGAGATGAACGAAGACTTTGAAGAATTTTATCAATCCTATAGGGAACACTTTGGGGCAGCGGAGGGTGACCGAGAAAAACTTATTGAAGCTATAGATACCGGTGTGTATGCCAAAGCAAACTCAATGATGGTAAGTGCCTATTGCATATGGCTAGATGCTAGGAGGGTGAAATGAAACCTGAAAAGATGCTACGCAGTTTAGATAATAATTATTGGCTGAATCCTGAGGAAAAAATTGAAGTTGCTCAGTACATACGGCAGTTGCAAGGGTCTAACGCTTCATTAGCAGAGGGCATGATGCGCTTTGCTGAGGAGATTGTTGCACTGCGCCGTGACCTGAGTGAAGCGGTACGAGTTGCGCCGTGGAAGGTTGTTAAAAAAGAGGATGCTTGCCACTGTGCTTACCCGGTATTTTGTGACCTGAACGACAGGTGTATGCGTGAGGAGATGAATGGTGGCAATAGATAACAGCACAGGAAAGACAAAGGGGTTCTACGAACGTGGTGCTGCGAAGTTTGCAGAGATACCAAAATTCACTACAGTCAAAGGCTCAACAGTAGCAAAGGTTTTGCAACAGGTTGGTCATGCCACAGTAAGTACGTTAGTGCAGCTAACAGGCAGACCCATCAAGTCTGTGTTGTCTACACTCAAGACGTTGCATATTCGCAGCAAGATACACATCGGTGGTTACGAGATCAACAAGCGCAATCAAGTATCAAGAGTGTGGCACTGGGGTGATGGTGATGATGCGCGAGAGCCAAGTAACCTCAAGCACAAGGATGGTTTTATTCCACACGCAGATGAGGCAGCAGCATGGTTAAGGAACCCGATATGAGTTACGCACACCCACTACAACAAACGCTTAGGGACATCATTATGAATGAACAGGAACGGGAAACGATTGAAGCCGATATGCACCAAGCGCGACTAGGTGCGAAGGTACGCGACAGGCAAGTGGGTGGCGATCACTACAAGAACATGGGCGTAGAGCCTTGGGATGTGGTGGACACATGGCCTTTGTACCAACGCATTGGATACTACAGAGGTGGTGCGCTCAAGTACCTCATGCGTATGGGTAGTAAAGATGAGGCAGCGCAAGAAATCAGCAAAGGTATTCACTACCTTGAGAAGTTACTAGAGGTTCTCAAAGAGGCAGAGAGATAATGGATATAGTAACGATCGACTTTGAGACTTACTATAGCCGTGAGTTCTCACTATCGAAGATGACAACAGAGGCGTATGTACGTAGCCCTGAGTTTGAAATCATCGGTGTCGGGGTCAAGATCAACAACTACCCCACTGACTGGTACAGTGGAGACAACCCCGGCAAGTTCCTCAACAGTCTTGACTACAGGAACAAGGCTATCCTATGCCATCACACTGCGTTTGATGGAGCCATTCTCTCATGGCACTTTGGTATCAAGCCCAAGCTCTGGTTAGATACGCTCAGTATGGCACGACCCTTGCACCAACTTACTGTGGGTGGATCACTTGCGAAGTTGGTTACCCACTACGGACTGGGTAAGAAAGGCGATGAGGTAGTAGCCGCAATTGGTAAGCGCCGAGCTGACTTCACACCACAAGACCTTGCACAGTATGGCAAGTACTGCATCAATGATGTGGATCTTACTCGACAGTTGTTTGACAAGGTGAAGGTGGGCTTTCCTGTCAGTGAGTTGTTGGCAATTGACCAGACACTGCGGATGTATACCGAGCCTGTCATCGAGTTGGATGTACCCCTCTTGCAAGAACACTTGGTGCAGGTACGTGCTAAGAAGGCAGCACTCATGGAGGAGGTGGCAGTCACGACTGAGGACATCATGTCCAACCAGAAGTTTGCCAGTGCGCTGCAACAACTAGGAGTCGAGCCCCCTACAAAGACAAGCCCTACTACAGGCAAGCAGACACTTGCGTTTGCCAAAACAGACAAGGCGTTCACTGACTTAGCAGAACATCCTGATGTGCGTGTGCAAGCTCTTATAGCAGCACGTTTAGGTGTGAAGTCCACACTTGAGGAAACACGTACAGAGGCGTTGATCGGGGTGGCAGCGCGCGGTGCGTTGCCTATCATGCTGAACTTCTACGGCGCACACACTGGACGCTTCAGTGGTGGTGACAAACTGAACCTTCAGAACTTACCAAGCAGGGGCAACAACACTATCAGGCAAGCGCTCAAGGCTCCCGTAGGACACATGGTTATCTCATCAGACTCCTCACAGATCGAGGCTCGTACTGTGGCGTGGATCGCAGGGCAAGAGGACTTGGTGCAAGCCTTTCGTGAAGCACGTGATGTGTACTCTGAGTTTGCCACGGAAGTCTACGGTCGCAAGATCACCAAGGCTGACAAGGTGGAACGCTTTGTAGGTAAGACCTGCATCCTTGGGCTTGGCTACGGCATGGGTGCTGAGAAGTTACGGCGCACACTAGAGCTTGGTGCAGGTGGTATCAGTGTGAACATCGACATCGGTGAAGCTGAACGTATCGTGAGGATCTATCGCTCCAAGAACTTTAGGATCGTGCAGTTCTGGCAGAAGTGTGGACACGCACTGACCGCAATGACACAAGGTGGCAGCGGTAATCTACATGATGTGCTGACCTACGACAGCACTGGCGTAACACTGCCCAACAAGTTTAGGGTTCAGTACCCTGCCTTGCGCCAGACGACTAGTGGGTTTGAATACATCAACGATGCACGACAGCATAGGAATTTTCTAGCGGGTACTGAGGCAACATGGACACGCATCTACGGTGGCAAGGTAACAGAGAACATCGTGCAAGCACTGGCAGCAATCGTTATCCGTGAACAGATGGCCACAGCAGGGCAACACTACCACGTAGCGTTCCAAGTCCACGATGAGATCATCATCACTGCACCTGATGCAGAGGCAGAGCAAGCTGAGATCAAGCTCATGGAGATCATGTCAACCCCACCCAAGTGGGCAGCAGATTTACCCGTGGCGTGTGAGTCAGGCAAGGCTAAGAACTACGGGGATACTTGATGTATACTCAGGGTTCCAAGATTACTGAGACCTCACGGCCACCCGTGGGGCACACTGCCATGCGCCTAAGCCATTCGTACTCGTCTATCAAGCTGTTTGAGAACTGTCCCCTACGCTACTACCGCCAACGTATTAAGAAGGATGTAAAGGATGAGGGCGGCGAAGCATCCATGTACGGCGAACGTATCCATACGTTCCTAGAGAACCGACTCAAGGGTGCGGGACTACCCGTAGAGGTAGAGCAGTATGAGCCACTGTGCCAGTCAGTTGAACAGCTTGCCAAACGCGGAGAGTTATTCATCGAGCACGAGCTGGTACTGAACGACAACCTTACACCAACAGGTTGGTGGGATCCAGACGCATGGCTAAGGAGTAAACTTGACGTCTTTGTAATTGTAGGAGCCGATGCAGTGGTGATGGACTGGAAAACTGGTAAGCGCAAGGCAGATAATTTTCAGATGGAGTTGTTCGCAGCGCAGGTATTCAAGCACTACCCACAGGTGCAGCGTGTCAAGACCAGTCTGGTGTGGCTCAAGACAATGGAGATGGACACTGAACAGTTCACTCGCCTAGGTATGAACGCCATCTGGGCTGAGGTAATGAAGCGTATCCAACGTATTCAGGATGCCTATGAGCATGGCAACTGGCCGGCTAGACCGAGTGGGCTGTGTCGGTACTGCCCATGCCGACATGATTGTGATTATGCTAGGGTTTAACACTAGAATAAATTACTTGACACAGATGTAAAGGAGTGTAGAATGGGTAGCTCAACACCAGAAGGGAAGATTAAAGATAAGGTCAAGGCTCTGTTCAAGGAGCATAAGGTTTGGTACTTCTTACCCGGCAACAATGGGTTCGGCAGGTCAGGTGTACCAGACTTTGTGGCTTGTGTGGACGGGTACTTTATCGGTGTTGAATGTAAAGCAGACAAGACCAAGAAGCCTACCGCATTGCAGCTAAAGTGCGGAGAGCAAATCAGGCAAGCGGGTGGGGTATGGCTACTGGTCTACGACGATGAGACGTTATCAGAGCTATTGAATATTGTGACGCAAGCACAGGACATGAATCAATATGTTAGTCGTTGAGAAAGCCAAAGCACTAGCACTGAAGTTAAACAATCCGAACAGAGTACTCGATAGTATCTTGACAGCACGTACCTATGAAGTGCGTGGTGTGCCACTGGTCATTACCCCGCATCGGTTGGATGAGGTCAGGGTGTTGAACAACCTAGGGATCAAAGCACCCTCCCCGATCCTGCACTACTACGACTGGCCGGGACAGTACACACCCTATGAGCATCAGCGTCAGACCGCAGCGTTCCTAACACTACAACACCGTGGCTTGGTGCTTAACGAGATCGGTACAGGCAAGACACAAAGCGCACTGTGGGCAGCAGACTATCTGATTAAGATAGGGAAGGTCAAGAAGGTACTGATCTTGTCACCACTGTCTACGTTGGAGCGGGTGTGGGGCGATGGGATATTCACTGGACTCATTCACCGCAGGTTTGTAGTGCTGCATGGTACGGCAGAGAAGCGCACGAAGTTGTTACGTACTGATGCTGACTTCTACATTGTGAACCATGACGGGTTCTCGATCATTGCCGATGAAGCCATTGGTAAGTTCGACCTTGTGATCGTAGATGAAGCAGCAGTATTGCGTAACCCCTCGACACGCAGGTTCAAAATATTCCGTAACTGGATGGACAAGAATCCTGATGCACGTTTATGGTTGATGACTGGCACACCGACACCCAATGATCCAACTGACTCTTGGGCACTGGCACGACTAGCTAACTCACCGTTCCTAACCAAAACATTCACAGCGTTCCGTGAGCAGGTGATGATGAAGATTGGGCAGTGGAAGTTTGTGCCTCGCCCTGAGTCGGCCGAGATTGTGAAGCACATCCTACAACCTGCTGTACGTTATACCCGTGATGAGTGTTTCGATTTACCAGACACCATCATTCAGACCAGACAGGTGGACTTAACACCTGAGCAGAAGAAGCATTACTCGCAGATGTTGAAACACTTTGTGACTGAGATGCAAACCGAGGGTACGATCACTGCGGTGAACGAGGCAGTGAAGATTCAGAAGTTAGTACAGATCGCTTGCGGCGTGGCGTATGGCGATGACGGTCAGCATATTCAGATCGACTGTTCACCACGAGTCAACCTTGTGAAGGAGATTATCGAAGAAGCCGGAGAGAAAGTAATCGTGTTCGTACCATTGACGGGAACGCTACATATGTTGGAGCGTGAAATAGGTAAGCACTTTACTGTGGCAGTGGTCAACGGAGAAGTATCTAGCAGCAAACGCAATCAGATATTCCATGACTTCCAACACAGCACAAACCCTAGAGTATTGATCGCTCATCCCGGTACGATGGCACACGGACTGACACTTACCTCTGCGTCCACAATCATTTGGTACGGGCCGAGTAACAGCAACGAGACGTATGTCCAAGCCAATGGTCGCATTGAACGTATTGGTAAGAAGCACGTGTCGAACGTCATCCACATCGAGAGCACAGAGCTTGAACATATGGCATACGAACGACTGAAGAACAAGCAGAAGTTGCAGGGACTACTGCTTGACATGATCCAACAACAAACAGGAAAGTGACATGAGCGAAACAGAAGTTGCATCCGAGGCACGTATAACTATTGGAGTTCCAAACGTAGGCGATGTTATCCGTACCTACATGAAGTTGCGCGACCAGAAAGCCGCTATCGAAGGCGAAGCTAAGGAGCGTGTCAATGGGCTCAAAGCCAAGATGGAAAAGTTAGAAGCGTTTCTCAAGGCGCAGATGGATGCGCAGGGACTGACCAGTTATAAGTCAGACTTCGGTACTGCGTTCTTAACCACTACGGACTATGCGAACGTGGGAGATTGGGATCGTGTGTTGGACTTTATCCGTA